GCTTCATCATGTATTAGTAAAGATGAACCTGTGCCTATTGTGCCCCCTCCTGCACCTGCTGCAGCTCTTTGATAACTTAGTAAATCTGTTGCATCTTGATTAGCTCGTATTAATTCTTGTTTTTTTTGCAGATCCAGTTGGTAACGATCCCATGCTGCTGCAGCTTTTAATCTTTTGCTTTGTTGCTGACTGCCCATATATGATATTGCTGTACTTGCAACTTGTGTTGCTATTAATGCTGCTGCTAATTGCCATCCCATTTTAATCTACCACCATTAAAGTTCCTGTTATTCCTAATACTGTCATAGGCAAAGGTTGTGTTTGTTGTACTACAATTTGCCCATCTCTATCCCATCCTAGATTAGTTACTCGTTTATCTCCAGTAAATTCTGTAATACTTTCACCCATTGCATTTGCACTTGTTCTAAAAGGTATTTGATCTCCGTTAATAGTTGCTCCTACAGTTTTAAGTAATCGTACTATAATTTCATTATATCTTTTTTTTCTGCCTTGTGAAGTACCTGCTTGACTTCCTCCTTCTGGTCGCATTGTTTTTAATGTAGAAACATATCCAAGACCAACTTCTATTGTCTTATCTGAAAATGTGCTTGGTAAACTTACTGTTACTGCTCCATTGGTTACAATTTGTGCAGGATATACTGCATCATCAATTAATATCTGTACTTTCTGTCCTTCTAAATGATCTAATGCTGTAACCTTAGTAGATGCACCTGTTACTGTTCCAGATAATCCAGAATCCATATTTAAAGTTGGATCTTTGTATTCTACATATTTTACAGTAGATCCATCTACAATTCGTTCTACAATCATGTATACTTGATTTTCTGTTGTTTCTGCAATACTTGCAACACTTGTAACTTTAGCATGAGCTTCACTTGTAACTGCAAGTCTTGTACTATCGGTGGTTGTTATCGTCAAAAACCCTGTAGATTGTGGATCAGTTTCTGTAATTGTAACTACATTAGATGCAGGATTAGCTACTGTAAAATCTGCATGAGCATTGATTGCAGTAAATATATTATCAGCAGTTGTGTTATTATTTGTATTTGGTCTAAATCCTAATGTTTCTGATGGCGAGGAACTTCCTGCTGTTTCTGATGTAAAAGTTACACTTGTTCCATCTGATTTTGTCAAGACTAAACGACTTCCTACAGTTATATTATCATAGTCAGTAACAGTTACAGTACACGCAGTATTCCTACCCCCTATTACTGATCTATGCCAAGCAACAACTTCTTCTTCTCTTTGATAAGTCATACCTAATAATTGACCATCTGTTCTTACAGCATAATAAATAGAACTCGGTTCTTGTGCATATTCTACATCTACAATACCACCTTCTGTTAAATGTTCTGACAATATAGTCATGTCTGGTGCTGCATAAGCATCATTTTCAAAACGATAAGAAAACTCTCTTATCTTTCTTTGTTGTCTTTGCACAAATAAAATTGTACTTCCTATCTGTTGTGGTGGTGTTGTATGACTTCCATAGCTCGTTTGTTGTTTAATGTTTACATTATCTGGTTTTAATGGCTCACCTGTTGGTCTACCTACTTGAAACTCACCACCTGCTGTACCAATAATTAAATCTCGTGCAGGTGCTAGGTATCGTATAACATTTACCTTATTAGCTGCTATAGTGTAAATAAATGAATTAGCTGCACTAGAATCTCCTACATCAAAATTATTGTATAATCCAGATTGTGATGCCCATATTGTTTGTGGAAAATCTGTACTACCTCCATAAATTAATCGTTGCTCAAAAAAACTTACAGCTCTAGGAAATCCAGTAGTATCTGAATATGCACCCAATGACCATGTTGTACTGCCATTTCCTGTTAAAGCAACTAATACTTCTACTGTTACAACAGTTGCACTTGTAAAAGCTGTTATCTTTCCATGACCATCTCCTACTTTAAATAATCTTCCTACATCTGTACTTGCAAATAAACTTGCACTTGCTGTTAAAGTTCTTCCAGTTCCTACTGTTGTTGCACTTGATGTTAATGTAGTAGAAGTTGAATTTGCATCTAAGTATGGTCCTTTTTCAAAGGTTACTTCAGCTAATGTCCAAGATGTATGCCCTGTTCTTGACAATGTAGAAGGTTCATGTAAGGGATGCGTAATATACATAACATCTGCTGATTGTGCAACTTGTAAATCAAATACTTGTGCAGAGGTATAATTAGTAGATATTTCATAAACTTTAGATGCTGTTCCACCACTACTATAGGTTGTATAATCAGTAGAGTTTACTCCAGATAATTCAAATGTATTAGTAGTTTTATTAGCTACAGTAAATCTTCTACCATTTACCTCTGTCATTCCCACAACACTTGCAATCCAGACATGATCGCCATCCGAATATCCATGAGAACTACTGGTTACTACAGCAGGATTTGCTTTTGTTATTGCTGTTATATCTTTAGCTGTTTCTGTTATTTGACCATTATCTTTGTAAAATCGTATATATTGATTACCAAACTCCATAATATACGATTGCTCTACATTAAATTCAAAAGGTATTAATCGTGTTATATTTGCAGAGTTTTTTACCTCTGCTACAAATCGTGTACCTGGTCTACGAGTTGCACCTCCTTGTGGAAATACTTGTAAATTTTCTAATGTTTCTACCCCATTAGAGTATTTTTTAAAATCTACTTGACCTGCTAATTTAGGACTTAATTCTCCTGCTGTAAAATTAGTTTGAAAAGGATGAACTCTAGCCATTATGAAAACTTACGGAAATCTGTGAAAGTATCGGATATAATATCATCTGTAAACCCTTCAGTAGAGTCAATACTTCTTGCTTCTGTAAGTTTAAGTTTATAAAGTCTTTCCATTTGGGTTTGTAATGAAGTGCTGTTTGTAACAGGATAAGCTAACTCTGCTGCTAGTTTTGCAGTTAGAGTATCAACAAATATAGCATCAAATAAAGTTGTATCTGTTATTTTAGCAATATATAAAATATTTGCTGTGCCTTCATCCGTCAATAATACCCTACCTTCACCTGCTAAATTTTCTATTTTAAATTTAAAATCATCAAACTCCATTTTAAGAACTCGTAAGCAAAATGGATCAGTTGGTAAAATAAATTGATGTGCAAATTCAAATGCAGGAGTTGTTGCTGATTTAGCAAGAGATGCTCGTGTTATAGAAAAATTAAACGCATGAGATCGTAATAAACTATCTCTTGCAGGTTCATATAATGCGTTGCAAAGTCTAGCTCTTTCCGTATCATCCGACAATGATGTTATTGGACTATCACCTAATCTTCTTAATGCATTTGAACAAATTGAAACTTCAGTTGCCATAATGCCCTTAATATAGCAAAAAGGGTGCTATCTTTCAAGCACCCATTTAGCTTTAGTCTACTACATATGTTACCACTACAGAAATATCACCTGCAGCTTGTGTTGCTGCAACTGTTTCTATAGTTAATGCTATTCTCAATGGAACTTTAGGATCTGAACTTAATCCTGCATCTTCCCATATAAAATTAGCAATAGTATTTATGTTTCTTGCTTCAAATGCACACTCAACACCTGCTGTATTTGCAGCTTGTAAAGTTGTAATTGCACTTGCATAAGCATCTCTATCAATAACTGCTTCTGCAGCATAAGCTGTTGCAGAACCATCTGTATCTGTAAACTTAGTACCACCTGCATAAATACCAACATCTGTTGCTATTGCAGGAGATCCATTAGAATCAAGATCATCATTGTAGAGCATAATACTCGTTACTTTTGCATTAGAAGGTAATTCTGCCATAACGACAATATCATTGTCATCCAAATCACCAGTAGCACAAGCAACTGTATCAGCAAAGACTCTCATCTTTCCTTTTACATTTCCTGCTTCTAATGCAACAAATGGTGTAGCATCAAGAGCAGTTATTTCTATACTTTTTTTAGTACCCATGATTTACCTCCTATGACTCTGAACAAGCAATTTCTACCATTTTTTCATCTTCAATGCGTGTTGCACCGATAGACATAGATAAAAATACTTGTGTAGCATAGTTCTTATCTGCTCTTTCAGATATCTTTGTTTGGACATCTGCTCCTACAGCAAGACCTATAGCTGATTGACAAAAACCAAGCACTTGACGATTACTATCGCTGTCAAGCCCTAGTCGTTCTGTTCTAATGAAGTTAAACCCTAAAAATGTATCAACATCACCTTGAACCAATGCTTTTACAGAGTTAAAGTCAGCACTTGTTACAGATGTAATTCCTAACAAGTCTGCCAACTGCCCTGCTGTAACCAACATATATCTTGGCTCATCTGGATCTGTGTCATTTTTATCTAAAACTTCTTTAGCACTTAGTAGTTTTGCTAATGTTAATCCTGCACTACCATGAGCAACTTTTTGTGCTGATGGTAAAGCAACTGTAGTTCCACCAGAAACACCACCTAAAGCATTTCCAGTAGCTGCAGCAATGATTGCATCATCCATTGCTCTACCCATTGCCCACGCACCTGCTAAAGCATACTCAGATTGTGGTGAGATTAACATTCTAACTTTATCTTCCTGGTCAATTAAGTCTGCCCAGTCGTAATCTTCAAGACTTACTTTTCTCCTAGAATGGGGTGTGTCCATTCGTGGTGTATCAGAATGTCTTGAAGTTCTTTTTTCGGCTGCTGAAGATCCAATTCTTTCAAAAAAATGCGACTTTCCTGTAACTGTTTCAGTTCTAACTGCATCTCTTAGTCTTGAACCCTTTTGTTGAGCCAAATGAAAAACATTACTTTTGTACTGTTCTACAAAAGCTGTTGTAATTTGATCACTCATCAAATTCTCCTTACAAAATTTATATTATTGTTTAATGCAGTATTTATCCAAAAAGGGGAAACCTCATTTAAAAACTGCTAGACTAATATATTACTTATCC